GTATTTTCTTTCAAATTCTTTTACAAATTCACCAACTGTTCTGGCTTCAATTGTAATTTGTTCTTTGACATCACTTGTTAGATATCTGAAAGCCGTGCTATTACTTTCAACCATTTCGACATTGTATTGTGCACCTCCTTCTGTAACATTAAAATCCAGGTTACGAATAACTACCGGATAATAAAATGAAGGCACGAACTTATGAGGCTGCCCATCTGGTTTTCTTCCGTGAAAATCTATTGCCAACAAGTAACCTGCTTGCAAATGATTAGGAATGCCTAACATCGCTGCGTATTTTTTTATTGTTTCTAATAATGTTACACCATTTGGCTCACTAATGGTAAGAGAAAACTGGTTTCCAAAGGATTCTCTCATTGTATCATGACCGACCGCATAAACTTGTTCAAGTCTATTGATGTTATAATTTGCAAATCTTGCATTATCAATAAGCAAGATTGAACTTCCCGTGCCGATTACTCGGTCGAGTTGCTGCAATTGTGAAGGTCTAACCATATACAATCGCAAGTTGTAAGAATATGTATCGTATGCATTAAGTCGGTTAGGTAAGTAGCTCATTACATTCCTGAAATAAAGTTGCGTTTGGGAACCAAAATGGTTTTATCAAGCGTGAAATCATTTATTGGATCAACAATATCATTTTTATTATAGATCACAAATAACCACCAAAGCTTTGATTCACCATATAAATCATATGCCAACAGGTCTGGTCTTTTGACATATTTCTGTGTTATTGTGAATTCATCAGTCTTGTTAAAATCTGGTGTTACAGCCGGGACATAAAGATCTGTATATCCATTGTTTACCGGAGTTGAACGTAGATGACTGGTTTTCTTGTATCTAGTCATTAAATAAATCCTCCAGTTGCATTTCTGTATCCACTGCCATTAGCCAGTTTGTCTAGACTGAAGTTATTTTGTATTTGTGGACTGTATTGTGGTAGCAGATCGACTGATATTACCATAATTGTTGGAATTTGCACAGTTTCACCTGCTGTTTCAACTTCGACATAATCAACACCATCTTCATATACAAAATTAAAGCTTCCCACAAGAACTGGTATGCGATTAAAATTATAGGCGCCGTAGGCTGAAAATTCCAGAACAGGAGGTGGCGTTCCTGCATCGTCATCATAAAATCCATAATTCATTTTGCTAGTTACACGTAAAAAATGCATTGCTGCCACAGTGTATCTAGCTTCTTCAGGTGTTTGTGCTGCAAATTGACCAGTAACCTGTATTGTTGGGTTTCTTGATTTGCTGTAAGCGTTTTGTTGGTAATTGGTGTGCACAAGATCATATTGACTGTATTCAACCTGATGTGCAACAGACACAGTAGGTGTAAATGGAAATATAATTCCATTGGTTTTTGCCAACGGAGCGCCAGGTCCTTCAAACGGCACACGGTAAGCAAAACTCATACCACCACCTGGTTTTCGTGTTTGGGCAAGACCACGTGGTGTTAGTCTTGCTCGCTGATCCTGTCTAGTGCTCATTACGATTCCCGATAAATATGTGTGTAATGCGAATATCCCACATTAATCACGTCTTCTAACTGATATTTATCAGCGCAGATCTGCTTGACTTTAGCTTCTCAATATACTATATTGATATTAAACAGGAATACTCTATGGCCAGAAAAAAATCCACAAAATACTTGAACAACAAAGACATGCTCAAAGAAATCCACAAAAGCAAAATGAGCTTTTGCTATATTATGGATGAACACTATAGCGATTTTGATATCATTGTTGACTCGTTTGATGACATCAATGATGAAATCGTCCAACAAGCGAAAGAAAATCGTGCTCACCGTTTGTCATCACAAGCATACGAATTGGGAATTGATCAGTGGCATGATGAAGGCGGTTCAAGATCAAGCAAGCCTAAACAAGCTGATTTCCGCGTAGATCCCAACACAATACCAGACGAAGATATTGTTATCAGAGTGATGACTTATGATCATATCCCAGAAACACCCAATAGAAAAAAGAATCCCAAAACAGAAGCTGACCTGCATACCAGAGTTAACTTTCCGCCATTCAAACACCATGCACTTATCGATGGTGAATGGCAGGAAGTTCTGCGAAGTCACTGGGAAGGTGGTTTAGGCAACGGACACTTCAGTCAAGATCATGGTTCACTTACTCCTGAACTCGCTAAAATGATGATGAAACTTGTTGAACGCTATGCGATGCGAAGCAATTGGAGGAATTATACATATAATGATGAAATGCAGAGTGCTGCGCTACTTCAACTTAGCGAAGTGGGGCTCAAGTTTAATGAAGCTCGTTCAAGCAATCCGTTCGCATATTATACCGCAACTATTACAAATAGTTTTACCAGAGTGCTTAACCTAGAAAAGAAAAATCAGAATATACGTGATGATATACTGCAAGATGGTGGTTATATGCCCAGTTTCAATCGTCAAATTGAAGACGAAGAGGCACAAAAAAGAGCACGGGAAGAGAGTGATGAAAAATCACAACAGGAACTCAAAGATAGAGGGTATAACCTATTGTAACTCTTGAGACATTTGACTTTTAATCATAAATTGTTAATATTATTAGACAACCCAAGGACTCTATTTTGATCAACAAAGACCAACTTTTTGAAAAAGCAGCCGTCTTCTCTGACATACACTTTGGAAACAAGAACAACAGCCGCCGTCATAACATTGACTGCGAAGAGTTTGTAATCTGGTTTATCGAGGAATCCAAAAAAAGAGGTTGCGAAACTTGTATTTTTTGTGGTGATTGGCATCATCACCGTGCAAGTGTAAATGTTTCAACACTAAACTATTCAGTGAGCAACTTCAAAATGCTCAGTGAGGCATTTGACGACGTTTATATTATCGTGGGTAATCACGATCTCTTTTATAGAGAAAAAAGAGAAATTAATAGTTTTCCGTATGGTGAGATGTTTGAAAACATTCATATTGTTAATGACGATATATGGGAAGTTGGTGACGTAGCCTTTGTTCCTTGGTTGGTTGAGGATGAATGGAAAAAGATCAAAAAACTCAAAAGCAAATATGTTTTTGGACATTTTGAATTGCCGCATTTTATGATGAATGCGATTGTTGAAATGCCTGATCATGGTGAGCTACAAGTTGATGATTTCAAAGCAGCTGAGTATGTTTTTTCAGGACATTTCCATAAAAGACAATTCAGAGAAAAAATTCATTACATTGGTAGTCCTTTTGCGCACAACTATGCAGATGCATGGGATGATCAACGTGGTTGCATGTTTTTAGAATGGGGAGGTGAGCCTGTATATGTTAACTACGACGGACCACGTTATATTAGACTCAATTTGAGTGATCTTATCGATGCGCCAGAGGACTACCTTAATAACAAGACATATTGTCGTGCAATGCTTGATGTTCCTATCAGTTATGAAGAAGCTAACTTTATCAAAGAAACATTCATGGTTCAATTCGAACCACGTGAGTTAAGCTTGCTACCTGTAAAAAAGGACGAACTTGGTTCAAATCCATCAGAAGATGGCGACCTTGTTGTTGAAAGTGTTGATCAAATTGTTTACAATCAACTTCAAAAAGTTGAAAGTGAAATGATCAACCAAAAACTCCTCATGGATATATACAAGGATTTATAAATGCTTCGTCTTAAAAATATCACTATCAAAAACTTTATGAGTGTTGGAAATGTTACCCAAGCTATCAATTTTCAGGATTCTGGTCTCACTCTTGTTCTAGGAAACAATCTTGATCTAGGTGGCGATGGTTCTCGAAACGGAGTTGGAAAAACAACTGTTATTAATGCATTAAGCTATGCACTATATGGTAATGCTATTAGTAATATTAAAAAAGGCAATCTGATTAACAAAACTAACAATAAGGGAATGATAGTTACCGTTGAATTTGAAAAAAACGGTGACAAATACAGAATTGAAAGAGGGCGCGGTCCTAATATCCTAAAATTCCTGGTCAACGAAGTTGATGCAGTTGCAGAAACTGACGAAGGCCAGGGAGAAATGCGTTTAACTCAAGAAGAAATTGAAAAAGTTATAGGCATGAATCACCTCATGTTTAAGCATTTGATTGCTTTGAATACCTACAACGAACCCTTTCTTGCGCTTCGCGCCAATGATCAGAGAGAAATTATTGAAAATCTTCTTGGAATCACATTGCTAAGTGAAAAGTCAGTTGTCCTTAAAGAGTTACTCAAAACAACAAAAGACAAAATTAAAGAAGAAGAATATCGCATCAAAGGTATCGAAAACGCAAATGAACAGATCAAGAAATCTATTGAAGATCTCAAACGTAGACAGCGTGTTTGGCGGAAAAAGAATGAAGAAGAAATACTTGAATATAAAACAGCCATCGATGATCTCAGCTCAGTGGATATTGAGGACGAACTTGAGCAGCATGTGGCACTTGACAAATATCGACGTCAGTCGTCAGAACTCGACGATTATAAGAAAGCAATTTCGAATCTTAGGGCCTCTTCTCAAAAGGAGACCAGAAATCTGGAGAAAGCTGAAAGAGACCTTGATGAGGCAAGAAATCATAAGTGCTATGCGTGTGGGCAAAAGCTTCACGACGATTCTAATGAAAGGATCATACAGGACAAAATGGAAACAATTAGAGAATGTCGGGAAGCCTTGGATGAAAATGCGAAAGCAATTGATGAAATAAATCAAGAAATTGAAAATATCAAGCTTCCTGAACGCATCCCCGAGACTAAATATGCAACAGCACAAGAAGCATATGAACACCAGAACAAGCTCAATAAAATTCAAACAAAGCTTGACTCGGCACATAATGCTGAAGACCCCTATGCTGAACAAATAAAAAGCCTAGAAGAAAGCGGCTTGCAAACTATCGAATGGGATACGATGAACAATTTACATAATCTACGCGAGCACCAGGAGTTTCTATTAAAACTGTTAACAAATAAAGACAGTTTTATTCGCAAGCGTATTATCGAGCAAAATCTTCAGTATCTTAATTCACGCCTCAACTATTATTTGAATAAACTTGGACTTCCGCATGAAGTTTCATTTAAAAGTGATCTTAGCGTAGAGATCACAGAACTAGGCCGAGAATTGGATTTTGATAATTTGAGTCGTGGTGAACGAAATCGCCTTATTCTAGGCCTAAGTTGGGCATTTAGAGACGTGCATGAAAGCACCAATACACCTATTGACTTCATGGCTATTGATGAACTTATTGATAGCGGCATGGATTCAAATGGTGTAGAAAATGCACTTGGTGTTCTCAAGAAAATGAATCGCGACCGTAACAAGAATATTTTCTTGATTTCACACCGCGAAGAGCTGATTGGCAGAGTAAATAATATTCTTTATGTTGTTAAAGAAAACGGATTTACCAGTTTCAGCCCAGACAAGGAATTTGACATTGAGTAATATTTCATCTACAATGAGCACAAGCTCATCTCCATACGGAGATTTTACTTCTACATCTATACATTCAGGAACATATCAGGTAGGAGATTTTCCTGTGAGGGACATTTACACGAACGGTCATGAATGGACTTATGATCATAATATTCTACCCCAGGATAAAGACCAGTATGATTATAATAAGATTCTTAATGAGTTTTACAAACAGCTAATAGCTAGCGAAAAATCAGAACAGAATTCATCCGGAGATATTTCTGATACTGCTCGCAAAAGAATGAACAAAAAGAGTAGTGATGTTGGACCAGGGTTAGCAGAGATTATCGATGGCTTATAATTCTACTACAACCAACCATGTATCTATATCAGATAATTTGTGGGATTTAGATGACATTGTCCTTGATGGAATTTCGGATGAAGTCAAAAATATCACAACTGACAACACATATTCCATTTATGATGGTTATTTTGAAATTGACCTAGACGTCTTAGATGATCATGACCCAACAAAAAGAAGAAAACTAAGAAAAAACAGTAAAGATACTGGTGCAAGTTTGGCCGAAATAATTAACAGTGACAAACCGTAGTAAAGCAAAAGGCAGCGGCTGGGAGAGAGACGTCGCGGCCTACTTAACCAAGCTATACGGGGACCATTTTATGAGGGTCCCAAATTCAGGTGCTTATACAGGCGGCAGCAACGCTGGCCGCAAAATTGTTATGACTGAAGGACAAATAAGGCACATGAAGGGGGACATTGTTCCTCCTGACGATTGGAAATACCTAAATTGTGAATGCAAGAATTATAGTAGTTTCCCATTCCATCGTTTGCTTTATAATGTTGAAATTCCTCTTCTTGAGGAATGGCTAGAACAAATAATGGAAGCAGCTGATCCTGGGGACGTAAACATTTTATTTTTCAAAATCACCAGGATAGGAAAATTCACGGCTTTTGATGTGAGCCGTCCATTCCAAACACAACGTCATGTAGATTACACGGATCGTGAAGGAAATACATGGAGAATCACTGAGTTTGAAAGCTTTTTTAATTTGAATAAAGATGCTTTTGAACAGGCTAATATAGGCTCAACACAGAACCCTTAACAGAACCCGGCCATAGCGGCAAAAATGGTAGTGCTTTCTACTCACTTTGAGTTTGTTTGATTTTTTTCAAACTGACAGATCTAGTGTGCCGCCGTCAGATAGCACTTGGGGTGACGCCCAAGAAATGAGTAGGCTCTCCTGACCACTTGGAACCTACGGGCAGCATAACACAGTCGTAGCAGTGTTGTGTGGTCCTGCGTTGATAAAGCTAAACATAAAAGGGTATCGCTCAACCGCCCTTTCCTGGCTATACAAGGTTGTTTTGTTACGATGTGGCCCTGCTTGCAGGGTTGGTGACGGAAAATACCCGTTTCTACCACACTTTGCCTGTTATCGGGCAAAGTGTGGTTATTGGTTCTGGAAAATGATCAATCATTCCGATTAGAAGCGTCACGATTACCGACAAAATAAGATATTCTTCGAAATTCTAAAGAAGATGAGAGCAAATGAATTGAGCGGAACGAAGTGAGCGAAATGAATTTGCGAATCATCTAATGACGCGAAGCGTCATTACCAGACCTGACTTTAATAGTCAAATACGGTTGACCAAGTTCTGACCATTTTAGAGATATTGCGTAGATTTTCCTGGGGTTTCCGCATCTCGTTTCTCCTTAATAGCTTCTACTAATATCTCTCTTTCAGAATTAGTCATATTTTTTACATCCTGATACCCTATTCCGCTATAAATGGTAATTTGCATCAGTGTTTTGAGTATTTCTTTTCTTGTGGTTTCGTATTTTGCGACTAGCTCTCGAACTTCTTTACTAGTTGCGGCCTGAGCTAGTTGCTTTCGAAAAAATTTGCAGGATCAAAATCAACCTCCACGCTTCCCTGGTGTTCACATTTTTCGCATGACAACTTCCTCATCTGGTGTTTCGATAGAAACAATACTGTCTGTAACAATATCGAAAAGTTCTTCAGAACTTTTGTTGATTTTTTCTTTGATTCCGTTTCTCAATTGTTCACGTTGATCATCAGCCATGTTTTCGTCGTTGTTATATCGATCTAGCAATGTGGCTGTTCTTTGAATTTCGATCATATATTCATTAAATTTATTTTGGCTATAAATGGTGTATGGTCGAAACTTGATTTTTAACTTGTTGATTTCGATCTGATCAGGTGCAACCATTGGTTTTGCTGTAGCAAGAACAGTGGGCAAATTAACAGAAAAATGATTATCAGCATTGCACTTGGGGCAGCGAACGTCAACGCCCATATCTTCGCCGTATGTCACGATTCGCATTGCGATAAAAATAATATCCAGGTCTGGTTTCACAACCTCTGCTGGATCTTTGATTCCAGGAACAATATGAGAGATCACTTTGTAAAGTGAGTCATTGTTTAGCAAACCATCAGGGCTTTGCAAATGCAATTCATCCACAGCGGTAAGTGGCAATACTTCAATTTCGCCATCTGCTGAAAGCAGGGGTGATTCACTGTAGTATTTGCCTTGTGAAGGCAAGAACGCATATGTTCCAGGATTGGTATAATAGCTTTTTAGCGGATTCTCGGTCATTTCTGCTCCTTAAGACTAGAGATAAATATCCAGTATAAACCTATTTATCCAGGTAAAAGTAGTAGATAATTCATGGCTAAAAAGATACTCTTTGGTGAAGAACAAGTAGAACTCAATTGGGCGACTGAGGAAACTCTGCAATTAGTGTTGCGAGCACTTGATAAAAAAGCCAAAGGCGAAGACTCACAAACGCAAAGAAACCGTCGTGAAGAAAATCAGAATCGTAAGAAAACCAGTAAGGCACTTGAAGGACTTTCAAAAGCGTCAGGAAAAGCCAAGGACCAGATCAAAGACAGTGGTGAAAGTGCAATTAAGGCATTTTCAGAAGCAGAAACTTCTATTAGTTCTTTCAGCAAACATGTTCTTGGTATTGTTGGTGTTACCGGAACATTGGGTGCTGGATTTGGAATAGCTGCAAAAGTTTTGGACGAGTATATTGATGCTCAAACTGCGGCAGCGCAAAGTGGTTTTACATTTAGTGGTGAATTGATGGAATCACGTGGTGCACTATCACGTATGGGTATGAATTTGACACAATTTGCTAATATTCTTGGTGAGAATGGTAGCTCGATTCGTGCATTGGGTGATACAGGCGGACAGGCGGCAAGAAGATTTTCAGACCTTGTTGTAAAAGTTCGTGATGCCACGGCTGATTTTGGTTATTTTGGTATGACCGGCCAAGAAATGGCTGGCATCATGGCAGACAAACTGGATACACTTCGCAAAGCAGGTGTTGGTCAGGAAAATATAGCAGCTGAAGCAGCAAAAAGTTTTGATATACTCAACCGTGAAGTTCTCGGATATGCACGTCTAACAGGTAGGCAGCGCCGTGAAATTGTAAGGAACCGTGCCGCTGTTGACCAAGATACATATTTCTTGAGCGCAATGAACAAACTGGGTGATAGCGCATTAACCAGTGCACAAAATATGACCGATGCTTTCACTGCATATTTTGGTGAAGGTTCAGAAGATATTATTGAATTGTTAAAGGGCGAAATCGCAGGACAACTTGAAGGATTTCCGGTCCTAACAACTGAACAAATGGGTGCAATCAATGCAATACCAGGATTAGGCCCAGCACTCAGGGATGCTGCAAATAATTTTATAAATCTAGCAAACGATCCAGCCGCAAGCAGCGAACAAATGAGAGAAAATGTTGAGCGCATTGGTTCACTGTTAGCAGCACAAGAGGAAACCCTACGTAGACAGTCCAAACTTTATGCTGGTGACCCTGTTGGTCAATTGAGTGAACAACTTCTTAAAATGGTTGTTGAGAGTAGAACTGCTCTTGCTGAATCAGCCGATGCAGCAACGGAAGGAACAGACCCATTCAACGATGCTATGAATGAAACAACAGCAAACATGCTTAAACTCAAAACAGATCTAGAAGAATTTATCAGTTCTGTTCAAGCCGCAACATTGAGTATTTTTGGTATTGAAAATGGCTTGATGGGTATCAACAATGTTGATTTCCGTGACATGGCCAAGAAAACTCGCGATTTTGGAACCGCTATGGGTGAAATTGTTTCATCAATGGCTGGTATGGTTGAAAAAATTAACAAGCTCGCTGATAGTATTGGAGTTGGGCCGACAGGCAAGGGATTTGGGTTAGCTGCCGGTGCTCTTGCTCTGGGTTTTGGCGGATTTAAACTTATGAAAGGCGTGGGTAAGCTAGGATTTGGATTAGGCAAAAAGGCTGTAACCGGCGTTAAATCATTGTTTGATACGGTTTTTGGTAAGAAAGCCATGGCAGAAACTGCCAAGAAAATCACCAAAGAAACCACAAAACAAGCTGGCCGCCAGGCTGCAAGAGGATTTTTTGGACGTATTATTGGTAAGGTTTTAAGTGCGCCGGTTGCTGCATTTACTACTGGTTTATTTGCTGATGTTGATCCAGGTCAGCAAACACTTGATGCAGCATTTCAGAATAAAAATCCTTTTCCAGATGATGGAACAGAAGCCGAACAAGAAGAATGGCAGCGACAACGTGAAGAATTCATAAGAAAAAGGTGGAGACTAGCTGAAGGCGAAAACAATGAAGGCAACAACAACAATCAAACACCAGCTGTAGTGCCACAAACGTATTCGCCTGACATAGGACAAATGCGTCGTGAAGAACAAGTAATGAGCCAGTTTGTTGCTCCGCAAATGTCCGAAGATGAAATGCGACGTCAAGGTGCATTAACTCCTGCAAGATCGCCCGTGCTTTCACCTGCAGAAAAGGCGCAAGTAGACGCAGCGGAAACAATGAACAAGCTTTATAGTGAATTCCATGAAGCAAATCGAAACTTGCGCAAAATGTTGGACGCAATCGAGAACCAATAAATACCCACAATACAGAGGATAATCTAACAATATGAGCTGGAAAAAACACTTCCAAACGTATCATGGAACCCAGAGCCCATTGAGTGGTGGTAAGGGTCGTGGTGCTAGCAAAACAGACGCATCAAGATTCCAAAGTTGGCTACCAGAAGTATATGTTGGTCAGCCCAATCGCCTTGAGCGTTATATGCAATATGACCAAATGGATATGGATAGTGAAATTAACACTGCTCTGGATACCATTGCTGAATTTTCAACTCAGCGAGACGAAGATACAGATCTTCCATTTATTATCAACTGGCATGATAGCCCAACAGAAACAGAGAGTGATGTTCTCTCGACTGTTCTTAAACAATGGTGTCGTGTCAATGACTGGAATCGTAGACTGTTCACTACATTCCGTAACACGATCAAATATGGTGACCAGCCGTTCATTCGTGATCCAGAAACTTATAAATTGTATTATGTCAGTCCGGCAGATGTTTCTCGTGTTATTGTTGATGAAGCACGTGGTAAAGAACCAGCACAGTATATTATCAAAAATTTGGATCCAAATTTCCAAACCCTTACTGCAACAACGCCACAAGGCACAACAAATTATGCGTCTAGTTCTATCACTCCAAACAGTATGAATCAGACGACCAATAATCGTAATCCAATTAATACAAATTCAGCAAGCGGAATTGGTAGTGAAATTGAATATCAAGTTGATGCGAAACATATTATTCATTTGGCATTGACTGTTGGTATGGATCTTAGCTGGCCTTTTGGTAACAGTATTCTAGACGCGGTGTTCAAAACATACAAGCAAAAAGAATTGCTAGAAGATAGTATTATTATCTATCGTGTGCAACGCGCACCAGAGCGTCGTATTTTCTATATTGATGTTGGTGATATGCCAGCACACCAGGCCATGGCCCATGTTGAACGAGTAAAGAATGAAATTCACCAGAGAAGAATTCCAACACGGACAGGTGGTGGCAGCAATATGATGGATGCCCAGTATAATCCACTTTCAATCATGGAGGATTATTTCTTTGCTCAGACCGCTGAAGGACGAGGAAGTAAAGTAGACACACTAGCAGGTGGCGAAAATCTAGGCGAAATTGACGACCTTAAGTTTTTTAATAACAAGTTGGCACGTGGTCTTGGTATTCCATCGAGCTATTTGCCTACAGGACCAGATGATGGAACCGCAACATATAACGATGGTCGTGTCGGGACTGCATTTATTCAAGAATATCGTTTTACACAGTATTGTCAAAGATTACAGAGGATGGTTCAACCAAACTTTGACAAAGAATTCAAGATGTTTCTCAAGCATCGTGGATATGAAATAGATTCTAGCCAATTTGAAATTGGATTTACCGAGCCCCAAAGCTTTAGTGATTATCGTGAGATTGAAATTAATAGCGCAAGAGCTGGAGTATTTGGTCAGCTTGAAGGAATTGATTATCTTAGCAAGCGTTTCATGCTTAAGAAATATCTACAACTCAGTGAAGATGAAATTCTTGAAAATGAAAAACTCATAAAGCAGGAACGTCCAATTAAAGACGGCGAAGATGCAGTTGATGATGATGAATTTAGCGATCTCGGAAACGTGGGTGTTCAGGGTGGTATGGATTCTGGACTTGAAGATTTTGAAGCGGATGAAGATTTTGAAGCGGATGAAGATTTTGATGCTGAAGAAGGCGGCGATGAGGTCAGTCCAATCGCTGGTGAAGAGGGAGAGGAAGAAACATGAAGAGTCGAGAATTTTTAACCGAACTTTATGATGAGCAAGAAGATGACTACACGGTTGTAAATATCGACCATCGTCGTCGTCCACGTATTACACTTCGCCATTTGCAAAAATTGCGAAAAACACGCAGTATCGAAGATCTTGAGCAGAAACAACGTATCAAAGATGTGGCTCATATCTATGGTCCTTCAGGCGAAGAAGGATAGTTTTTACTTATATTGCCATGATACTGAATTAAATTACACTTTTTGCCCTTTTTCATGCCTTTTTCTAAGGTAAGACGTTTTGTTTTGTAAATACTCTTGAAGTAATGCAAACAAAGGTCCCACGAAGGGGCAAGGAGTGTGATAATGACAAAATCCAAACTAGAAAAAGTGCTTGAATACATGGTCAATGGCGAGAGTGAACTTGCCAGTGAAATGCTTCATGAGCACTTGATCGAGACTGCTCGCGACATTTATGCTGACCTCGCTGAAGAAGATGAGTCAGTTGAAGAAGAGCTTGATCTTGACGAAGATGAAGATCTAGATGAATCAATGCATGATGACGATGAGTCAGGTGACTTTGAGGATGATCTAGAAACAATGGAAGACGAACTCGAAACCGAAGAATATTTTGGTGAAGAGGAAGATGAAGACGAAGCTATGGACGATCTCGAAGGTGAGATGGACCTAGATAACGACGACATGGACATGGACGACGACATGGAAATGGACATGGACGACGACATGGACGACGAAGGCGAAAGCGGCGAAGTTGAAGACGCTATGGTAAACGTTGATGATGCCATGGATGAGCTTCGCGCAGCATTTGCTGATCTAATGGGCGATGAAGAAAGCGAAGAAGAAGGCGACGAAGTTGCTGATGAATTCGACGACATGGACATTGAGACTGACGACGAAGACGACGAGGACATTGAAGATGATGACCTTGACGAGTCAGCAACCCTTTCCAAGCATTCAGTTTCAATGTCAGGTGACGAAGATGGCAAGCCATCACCGTTGAATCAGAACAAGCCAGACATGAGTGACGGCCATGCAAAGGCAGTTGACTTTGCAGGTGGTGACGAAAAGGGTGGCAAGGGCGATTCAGCTAAGAAAATGAATGTCACCGGACCACAAGAGCAAAAGGGTAAGTTCGACAAAAAAGTCTCACATCCTTCAAACTCAAGTGAAAAATCCAAGTCACATCTTGGAAGCTAAGGAAATTAACTGATGTTTAAGCCACTAAGAGAAGTTATTACGCCAGATGCAGCTCACATTACCACTGAGAGTCAAGAAAACGCTCAGGGTGGTAAGGATCTGTATATGCATGGTATCTTTATCCAGGGTGGGGTTAAAAATCAGAATCAAAGAGTTTATCCAGTCAATGAAATCACAAGTGCTGTTAAGTCACTTAAAGAGAAGATTGCTGGAGGATATTCCGTCCTTGGTGAGGCAGATCATCCTGATGATCTCAATATTAACCTAGACCGTGTTTCACATCAGATTGTCGATATGGACATGAAAGGTAATGACGGTATCGGTAAACTAAAAATGTTGCCCACTCCAATGGGCAACATCTGTAAAACACTACTGGAAAGTGGTGTAAAACTTGGAGTCAGCTCACGCGGTAGCGGTAACGTTGACGGCTCTGGTAATGTATCAGAGTTCGAAATTGTAACGGTTGATATCGTTGCAAACCCAAGCGCACCGGAAGCCTATCCGGATCCGATTTACGAACAGATCATGAATCATCGTAGATCAAATGCCATTTGGGACGTCGCATCTAACGTTCAGCACGATTCAAAAGCACAGAAGTATCTCAAAGAAGAGATGATTCGATTTATCCAAGACCTAGGGAGAAAGTAAACATGCCTAAGTCAATTAATGAAATCCTCAGCAGCGACGTTCTTACAGAGGACATCAAGACTGAACTTGCAGAAGCGTTCGAAAATCGTATTGCCGAACAGCGCGAGGAAGTCACTGCGGAATTGCGTGAAGAATTTGCGTCACGTTATGAAAATGACAAAGCGCAGATTGTTGAAGCAATGGATGCAATGTTGAAGGAAGCTATCAAGACTGAATTGGAAGAGTTCGCTCAGGACAAATCCAAGGTAGCAGAGGATCGCGTTCGTTACAAGAAGGCGATGAAAGAACATGCTAAGATGCTTGATAGTTTTGTCAACGAAGTTCTTACAAAAGAAATTAAAGAACTGCGCGAGGATCGACACACACAAAAGGCTAACTTTGGCAAGCTAGAAGAGTTTGTGCTCAAGCAGCTAACCAAAGAACTAAACGAATTCCATGAAGACAAGCGTTCTCTTGCAGAACAGAAAGTCAAAATGGTTCGCGAAGGTCAAAAGGTCATTGAAGAAGCGAAGCGTAACTTCATTAAGAAGAGCGCAGCCAAGCTCGAGACCATGGTTGAAGGTGTTATGCGTAAGGAACTTACAGACCTACGTGAAGACATCCAGACTGCCAAGGAAAACGATTTTGGTCGCAAGATCTTTGAATCTTTCGCAAGCGAGTTTATGACAAGCACCTTGAGCGAAAGCACACAGGTTGCAAAACTTGCTAAAGAAATCATGGGTCTGAAGCACAAGATTGCCGAGTCAAACAAAGCAATCGAAGCTAAAGACAAACAGCTCAATGAAGCAAAGCGTAATGCTCGTGTCGCAGAAGACATGAGTCAGCGTAAACAAATCATGAGCGAGATGCTTGGTCCTCTAAACAAGGGTCAGAAAGAACTAATGGGAACACTACTTGAGTCCGTTAAGACTTCACAGTTGAAGCAGGCTTACAAGAAGTATCTACCAAGCGTTCTAGCTGAAGATACCCAAGTTAAGACTCAAGCAAAAAAGGCTAAACTTACCGAAAACAAGCACGAAAACAAGCGTGAGTTGAGTGGTAACAAAGTCAAGAGCAATCAGGCAGAGACTGGTAGCTCAGCTGATATTATTGAATTAAAGAAATTAGCAGGACTAAGCTAAAGGAGAAATTAAAATGGCAGACGTTCTATTTGAAAACTGGTCAGCAACAAAGGATGCACTTGTTGACGGTCTGACCGGTAACAAAAAGACAGTTATGGAAACTGTGCTTGAAAATACCAAGCAACAGCTTTCAGAGGCTGCAACAGTCGGCTCAACATCAGCAGGTAACATTGCGACACTTAACAAAGTGATCCTTCCAGTTATCCGCCGTGTTATGCCAACTGTTATTGCAAACGAACTTGTTGGTGTTCAGCCAATGACAGGACCGGTTGGTCAGATCCACACCCTCCGCGTTCGTTACGCAGAAACATTCGACAGTGCAACTGCTGGCGACGAGGCACTAAGCCCGTTCCAGATTGCTAACGGTTACTCAGGTAACGCAACAACTGACCGTGCTGAAGCAACTTCAGTTCTTGAAGGTCAGGCTGGTCGTAAGCTCAACATCCAGGTCCTAAAGCAGACCGTTGAAGCTAAGACACGTAAGCTCAGCGCTCGCTGGACTTTCGAAGCAGCACAGGACGCACAGGCAATGCACGGTCTTGACGTCGAAGCAGAGATCATGGCAGCACTTGCTCAGGAAATCACTGCAGAAATCGACCAGGAGATCCTAGCAAGCCTACGTTCACTTGCAGGCGCAGCAACAGCTACTTACGATCAGTCAGCTGTAAGCGGCACAGCAACCTTTGTTGGTGACGAACATGCTGCACTAGCAGTGCTCATCAACAAGGCAGCAAACGACATTGCTGCTCGCACACGTCGTGGCGCTGGTAACTGGATGGTTATTTCACCAAGTGTTCTAACTGTTCTTCAGGCTGCAACCACATCAGCGTTTGCGCGCACAACCGAAGGCCCATTTGAAGCACCAACAAACACCAAGTTCGTTGGTACACTCAACGGCTCAATGCGTGTCTACGTTAACCAGTATGCAACAGATGACAACATCCTTATTGGTTACAAAGGCTCAAACGAGACAGATGCTGCGGCATTCTACTGCCCATACATCCCACTCATGAGCTCAGGCACAGTGCTTGATCCAAGCACCTTCGAGCCAGTTGTCAGCTTCATGACACGTTACGGTTACGTTGAACTCAGCAACCAGGCTTCATCACTTGGTAACGCTGCAGACTACCTAAACCGTATCGACGTTACAACTGCAAACCTAAGCTTCACCTAATAAGTGACAAAGGGAAAAGAATTAGCCCGGGCAACATTTGCCCGGGCTTTTTCGTGATTAAAATAATGGCAGACGCTAGGAGAATTTGAAGCTGAAGCGTCTTAATATGCCTTCAATATAAGCGATAAATATCATGAAGTCAACTATAAATATTATATAATATGCACGGAGACCTATAAAAATGTCGGAAGTAGGCAGAACACAATTTAAGTCAGATACACTAACTCTTTATCCAGATAACACGAGTGGCGAAATTTCACCAGCCGATCTTCGTGCTCAAATGAATAATATTGCTGATTCAGCAGCATTTAAAATAACAAACCGCACAGCCGCACCTGGTGCTACCGACGATGGCATTGGAACCAGTGGAAGCGGAACATTTGATCCGGGTGATTTTTGGATTGATGAAACAAACGATGTGGTTTACATTTGTCTTGATAATACCACTAGTGCTGCCGTTTGGGAAGCAGCGGCTGGCGGTCCTTTTGCAATATCAATCTCTGGAACACCAGTCGCCAACCAGGTAGCATTGTGGTCGAGCGGAACAGAAGTTGAAGGTGATAGTAATCTTACATGGGACGGGACTACATTTGATATTACTGGTGAATTATTTGTTGTCGGACAATTAGATATCGATAACATTCAAATCAATGGAAATACAATTTCCAGCACAGATACAGATGGTGACGTTAATATTACTCCAGACGGTGCTGGTGAAGTAGTTCTTAGCACTGTCCAAGTTAGCGATCTTGTTAGTGGCAGGGTTCTTCTTTCAGGAACAAGTGGCGCAATTGAAGATAATGCAAATCTTGCATTTGATGGATCTGCATTAACACTCACAGGAAATCTAGCTGTAGACAATATTGATATTGATGGCAACACGATTACCAGCACAGATACAGATGGTGACATTAACATAACACCAAATGGTTTAGGTGAAGTAGTTCTTAGCACCGTTGAAGTCAGTGACTTAACTGACGGAAGAATTACATTTGCCGGAGCCAGTGGCGCATTACAAGATGATTCACAATTAACATATGATGGAAATCACTTGACCATGCCAAGTGCCAAGGTGAGCGATTTAACAAGTGGCAGGGTTGTAATTTCTGGAACAGACGGTTCACTTGATGATAACGCTAATCTAGAATTTGATGGATCCACACTTACTTTGACAGGTGACTTGTCCGTTAGCGGAGAACTTTTGTTTGATCCAGCTATCACATCAATTACATCCAGTCGTGCTCTTGCGTTAACTGATGCTAAAGATATTCTTGAAATTGATACGACAACAGGAACAATCGACGTTTCAATTCCAACAAATGCAAGCGTTGCATTTCCAGTAGGAACCGTAATTTATATTACTCTTCTCACTGTTTCAAATTCTGCAACACTGTCTGCAAGTGTAGGTGTTACACTTAACGGCGTCGGATCTGGCAGCGGAACAATTACAGGAACAGCGTATTCTACTGTCAGACTTTATAAGAGAGCTACTGACGCTTGGGTCGTAAGCGGAGATATAGGCGCCGTCGCCTAAACTAAATATTCAATAACGAGGAACATCCATGACAAAAGTCGATACACAAGAGTTTAAGACAATAACCGCATCATTATATGCGGACAACACCACGGGTGATATTGGTGCTAATGACTTAAGAACACAAATGGATAATATTGCAGATTCTTCTGCGTTTATTTCAGAACAACTAACTAATCCTTCAATAAATGATGATGACTCAAATACCGCCGGAAACGGAACTTTTAAAGCTGGTGATATTTGGTTAAATCAGTCATCAGAAGAAGCATTTGTATGTATTGATGCATCAACTGGTGTCGCTGCCTGGGTTCAGATTACATTCACAAATTCAGGTGTTTTAACAGCATCAGGCGGACCAGCTGATAACGAACTCGCTGTTTGGACAAGCGCAACTAATCTAGAAGGTGATAGCAATCTTACTTGGGATGGTAGCACGTTTGGAGTCACAGGCGATGTAACAGTTTCAGGAACTGTTGACGGACGTGATATTGCTACTGATGGAACAAAACTGGATGGTATTGCTGATAATGCTATTGATGAAATTACTGTTGGAACCAATCCAGTTGATGGAACTTCTGGGACTAGTTGGGGTGCTACAACTATCACTGTTGAAACTGGTGATGGAATTACAGTAAGCAACCCAACAAGTGGTGAAGTTAATATTAGGCTTGATAATAATAACATCACAGCTGATACATCTGATAGGACACTAGACGAAACAGATAACTTTGCACATGTTACAAACGCTGGAGCAACATCAACTGTGCGTTGGACCGTTCCTGATGATAGTGATTTGCAAACAGGAACACCTCGTTTGGTTACCACATTTTTCAAGTCTGCAGATTACCAGATGGAAATTATCGGCGACAACAATGTCACTATTAATGGTGTTACTGAAAATGGTGGTGAGGAATCACTAAATGTCATTTGCCCTACCCCGTATAATGGATTTGCTGTTCTTGTATTTTCAGGAATACCTCAGACATATTATTTGTATGAAAGTAATCAACTTGATTGGTCATTCAATGAGCAAACCGGTCTAACATACACACTTTCACTTAGTGACCGTTCAAAAATTGTTACAGTTGATAATGCAAGTGCGAACACTGTTACTATACCCACTAACGCCGCTATTGAATTTCCTGTTGGAACAGAAATTAGAGTTCTACAGGTTGGTGCAGGAACAACCACAATCCAAGGTGACACAGGTGTAACACTTAACGGGGTTTCATCAGGATCAGGCGCTATGACTGGACAATGGGACGAAGTTCGACTTTATAAAAAAGCGTCTGATGAATGGTATGCAGTAGGCGGAATCGGAACCGTGTCATAATGAAAAACCAAGAATTTCGAACAAATAAATACAAGAATAGATAGGTTATTATTGTGGATCACGCAAAGATAAATGTAGAAGGTCATGTTTTGATTAAAGACGCAGACAGTGGTGAAATTATTTTAAATCGCCGCAATGCGATTCATTATGAAAACATGAGCTTTGCAATAGCAAGTGCACTATCTAATACTTTCGATGTAAACAGTGACGAAGGTTTTATCAACAAACTGGCGTTCGGAAATGGCGGTGTTGTTATTGATGGAAGTGGAAATGTCACATACCGCACAGCCAATACAAGCGAAACAACCGCGAGTTTACACAACCAAACATATGAAAAAGAAGTTGATTACACAATCGACGAGGATCCGGATAATAACACTACCGTGGTCCATACAGGTGGCACCACCTTTAGTGATGTCATCATTACATGCACACTAGACTATACCGAGCCGGAAGGGCAAGACCCGCTCGACGATACAAGTGACCAAGAGGGCAATTTTGTATTTGATGAGATCGGCCTAGTGTCACAACAGGGTAGATTACTAACTCACTTGATCTTTCATCCCGTACAGAAATCTGTTAACAGGAAGATCCAAGTAGTTTACACCGTAAGATTCTCGACAGGATAATCCATGGCATATACAGTTAATTATTCAGATGGAACGAAAACTGCAATTACAGTTGCTAACGGACTTGTTGACACCACAACCAATCTCGGACTCACAGGACGAGGATACACTGGTTATGGTGAAATAACAGCCGAAAATTTCCTTCATCTACTAGAAAATTTTGCTAGCTCATCACCACCATCAAAGCCAGTTGAAGGCCAATTGTGGTATGACTCAAATCATAATGAATTAAAGTATTTCGATAATACCGTTTCAAATTCAGGAAACTGGAAATCAATTGCAAGCATGACAGTTCAATCTAGTGCACCAACTAGTTTTGGTGAACAAGATGGTCATTTTTGGCTTGATGAAGATACTGGAATCCTGTATATTTACTATAATGGTAGCTGGATTACTGTCAGTGACGTTACTGGCAATACTCGTATTGAGTCAAGAACACGTTTTGATACGGATGATAACTCGCACCGCACGATAGAAGTTATCGTGGACGGCGAGATTGTTTCTATCTCCTCAAGTGATAGTTCATGGGCTCCACAAAATTCAGGATCAAACACGGAATATCTTGAAGATGGTGTTACTCTTCTTGACACACAGTTTTCAAATATTAGTAAAGGTGTCAATTTGAATGAAACAACTGGATACTATTTCCAGGGAACTGCAACCAGCGCACTATACGCTGACCTTGCAGAACGTTATCATGCTGACGCAGTATATGAATATGGAACCGTGGTTGAAATTGGTGGCAAATATGAAGTAACACAGACGACCAAGAAAAAATCTTCCGATGTTTTTGGAGTTGTTTCAGATAGTCCAGCATTTATGATGAACAGCGGCGCTGGTTCACAAGAAACTCATCCGTTCATTGCACTTTCGGGGCGTATTCCTGTTCGTGTTGTGGGAACTGTTAAAAAAGGAGATCGCTTAATAACTTCAGATACACCTGGTCATGCCATGGCAGTTGGATCTGAATCACATGATTGGCAAAATGTTATTGGGCGCGCTCTTGAAGATAAAGTCAACGAAGAAGCAGGAATTATCGAGGCAGTAGTGGGAACCAAGTAAGTGGTTAATGTAAGTATAGGCGACCTGATAGTAGTCCAGAACTACAATGATCTTGCACTGGAAGTTAACAGACTTTTCAGTGATAATACTGTTTCTCTGGCCTGGGCTACTTCAGATTTAATTTTAAATGATGTTGCAAACGCAAGTGGTGAAAGTGCAGGAGCGACACGGAATTTATCGCCAATACCAGAATCAGATGATTTTTTAGTCGTGATGGTCGACGACGTCACGTTGCATGAATCCGCTGATTATAACATCAATTATACCACAGGTGTCATTACATTTGTAGGAGAGCTAGCTGGAAATGCTGCTCTCAAGGTTTATAATAGAACAACACATCGTTATGGTTGGGGACAACAAGCAAGTGTGTATCCAATTAGCGAAGGTGATCCTATTCTTGCAGATGAAGCGACATTGCAAGCATATCTTGAAGCTAATACCAACAACCTTATCGATAAAGTTAATATCATGGAGGAACGTACGGGCGGCCCTTCAGAATTAACTAGGGTTGCACAGGGCAACAAGATCTTTGCAACCGATGTTAACACGATTCAAACTGCTATTGATGATGATATCCTAACTGGAACAAATTATTGGAACAATGTTGTTGCAACTGTTTCAAGTTCAGTCGAAAGTTTTACCAGAACTGATCCCTGGGATACAAAGTTGGTCGGTGTATTTCGTTGGACCTGGGATACATATGACGACTTTCGGTATTTCTTTAATTCAGGTGGCGAAGTTCGTTGTAACATTGAAATGACAGGAGATGTTGCTGATGCTGGATACCTTAACTGGAACCAAGTAGTTGGACAAATGGGATCATTGATTGTTGACTATGATACCGCAAGACAATCAGGAACCGGTGGTATAAGTGAAAATCTTGGTGCGTATGAACTATCAACTGAATATCAGACTATATATACAAGTGCTTCACCATATGCTCCGTATTCTGGTGATGGTGATTACGGTGAATATGGTGAATATGCAGAATACAGTCTTTACAGCGATCTAGTTGTTCTTTTTGAAGCAAAAATTGTTGAAAACGCACCTGCTGCTGGTAATATCAGTATGGATATTCGTGTTACAATGGATGATAGTTCTTTTACCAATCAAGATATCGCAGGAACAACTACATTGAATGCAGGATACAAAGCAGCCGATGACATCACTGATAACTCAGCTGTGTTTAGCATTGGAAATTCAATTCCTGCAATCACTGCGATCAATGATTTCACTGACGATGTTCAGGGTGATCCAGGTTCAGGACCTGAGCCCGAACCAGAATCATACACTGAAATTGCAAGATTTGCCAACGCCGGATATTCAGACGGTGATATTATTACCAAGAATACATCATTCGACATTGACGGCGGAAGCATGATAATGACCGTTCTTGTTAATGAGTTGAACGGAAATGTTCTAGACTTCTCATATGATGGTGATACTACAATTTATGTGGCAACTGGAGAAAATTACAACACAACAGGAAGTTTGCGTATTAGAGGAACTGACAGTAGTAATACATCCAAAACAACATTCACGTTCGCTCCTGATACAGGTGTAAGCGCATCAACCGAAGTTACTAACCTTTCATTCCGTATCAGTGATATTGATGACGACGGATCTCGCGATGAACGTATTGTTGTGAACGCATACGATTCTGGAAGTAATCCTGTTCCTGTCACATTAACTGGCGGTAGTAACCTAACAGTGAGCGGAAATGAAGCATCAGCTGATCCAAGCAATTCAAGTGCAGCAAATGCAAGCAACAGTCTTCTTATTGAAGTTGCTGGTCCAGTAGCACAAGTGGAATTTGTCGTTTGGAATGACTACGGCACAACATTTGATACAGGTGGCACACATACTGTTTGGGTAAGTGATGTTCAGTATGACTGGACTCCAACTACCTAATTGAATTTCTTGACAAAATTCAAAAGTTTGCTAATATTAAAATTATTCAGAGGAGATTTCTATGGATGAACGTCTAGAAAAGGCGCTCGCCTTTTCCAACTATCGTATTACGATTGAAAATCAGAGACGCGCAATTATGCGACGTTTTGAAACAATGTTGGTAGTGCATTACCAGAATGGAATGTTTCTAGCTGATAAAGAAACAATTGCTTTTGTCGAAGCCTTGTTGCGTTCTGGAAATAAGGACGCAATTGTTTTAGACCAAAAAAATATTCCAGTTGATATTACCAATCTAGAGGACTTTCTAAAAACACTTACAACAAAATATTTTGAAGCAGTAAACGAGTATTCAACCGAATACAAAAAACTAGCAAAAGCTAGAAATGTAAAAAAGGCAATGAATTGGTAATGAGTAAAGAAACTCGTGGTGTTGTGTTTTTTGCCTATAATACACCTGAAATTGATTATGTAAAATTGGCAGGTTTGGCTGCTAGATATATCAAAAGATATATGAAAAATAACAATACATGTCTGATTACAGACAAGGGCACGTGGGATTATTTTTGTTCAAGTCAAGGAAAAGACCAAGCGAAGATCATTTTTGATGATGTGGTTTTAACTGACGAAGTCCACACTACAAACAAACGTGTTCATTATGATTCACCCTGGACACGTTTTGTGACGCAGTTCAAAAATACCAATAAACATCGTGTAAATAAATATACACCTTATGATCGCACATTATTGCTAGATATTGATTATCTAGTTCAAAATGATTCATTAGATTATATTTTTGATTCAGACCAAGAAGTTGCGATGTTTCATGAAGCAGAAACACTCAATCGTCTACCTCCAGCCGAGTCTGAACGAAATCTAAATCCTAACGGAATTCCAATGTTCTGGAGCACAGCAATTTATTTTAGAAAAAATAATGATGTTTCCAAGTTGTTTTTTGATACTTGGGCACATGTTACAAAAAATTATGAATTTTATAGCTTTTTGTATGGGTTTTCTGCAGGAATGTATCGAACTGATTTTTGTGTGAGTATTGCAGCACATATTATTAATGGAATGGGTTCTGGTGAATTGATTGGATCATTTCCAGGAAAGCTTGTAAATATGAGCCAGCGTGATGGTATTGCAAAAATTAACGACCTTGATGACTGGATTTACTTGGTAAACAACCGAGAAGAAAACTGGAAAGACACATTGATTAATATTAGGAATGAAAATATTCATGTCATGAATAAACGTGCTCTTGATCGTTCATATGAAAAACTTATTGAGCTATTTGACAAGGAAGAATCATGACAACACAAGGGTATTTAATTTTTGCTATCGATGTTCCAAGAAACATACGTGCGGCTGGCACGTTGGCTAGCACAATAAAACACTTAGACCAAGAACGCGAAGTTGCTGTAGTAGTTGAAAGTATTGACCAAGTCCCTAAGAAATACGAACATTGTTTTGATTACATTGTTGAATTAGCTTACGGTAAAACAGATTACGAAGATTCAAATCAACAAGTTGAATCCTGGCAGGCGTTCTATTGCACTCCTTTTGATGAAACACTGCTGATTAATTCATATGCAGTAGCAGTAGACAATCTTGAAATGCTCTGGCATGGTGTTGATGATCACCAATTGCTTTTTGGATCACCTAATGATTTTCGTGGCGATAACCTTGACGATTCTTCTCGATTCTGGGTTCAAAGAAAAAACAATTTGCCGTTTTTTAACGCTGAGTTGATCTATTTTAAAAAAGATATCAAAGCATCGGAATTTTTTAAAATGTGCGATGCTGTTTTTAGGAATTGGCGAGAAGTTTATGGTATCTATGCCAAGGAAAATCGTCCAGGTTGGTTTGATTATACTTTGTCAGTAAATATCGTTGCTCACATGCTGGGTGAAAATTATGAGTTTTCTGTTCGTTACATGGAGTATACTGATTTCATTCCAGAAACCATACGTATCAAAGATCAAGAAAACAATTCTGCCGATTGGAAAGAATCTTGCAATGTCTGGATCAATGGAAACCAGATAAAAGTGAATAATCATAGACAAACAGGATTGTTTGTATATCATGATAGTGATATTATAGATAAAGAAACACATGACAGAATCCGTAACCGTTACAAGAAAGCCAAGAAAAAGACAAAAGCCTAATTATTACGTTTATTTTAATGAATGGACGGGCGAAATTGTCAGTGTTGGTCATTCTCTGAATGAAAATACGAATATTCCGTATATCATAACACGGGATGAATCGGCAAGAAAAATTATTGATGGCACAGCCGATGAAGCAAATTTTAGGGTAGAGCTAGACAAAGACCATAACTATCGAATGATGGAAATTAGCAATGTTCTCCGTCTACGTTCTCGTGAGAATCAACTTTATGAAATTTCCAGAAAACGAGATGCCGACTGGGACGTCAGGGCTATATATTATGTCGTAAATAAAAAATTGATATTTGAAATTAATCCTGTCAGTCTCAAACGTCTTGCTAATTTACAAATGAGACAAAAGCTAAGGGTTGATTATAGCGACAATCTGAAGTTTTATCTCATAAAGAAAAACAATCCTGATTTTTTGATCGAAACATATGAAGTTAATCCAGAAGATTTGATTATGAATCGCCGCGTTGTTATTGACGCTGGCGATATTACTGCATTTGCCAGCCCAAATGAAATCAGTATGCTCACATTAAGGTATTTTGAAAATTATCGATTTGAAATTATTCAAGATAGATATATAAGTCAAGACCAAAGAACAGTTAAAAAAGAAACAAATCAGATAAAAACTGCTGAAAATATTTCGCAAGATGATAATCATTATCATATAGAGTTTTTACAAAAAGACGACCAATTAATCATATCTTCATGCGTAATCCCAGAACAATTTGAACATCTTGGTCTGGTAAGTAAACAATTTCCTTTCTATCTAGTTGGTGATACAGTGGATGAATTTATTGGTGCAGTGAAGGTAGATTTAAGTCGTTTGAGATTGGGATATGTTGAAAGACATCGTATAGATTTTGACATTGAGAAAGTCAATATTTTATATAAAAACCACAATCTTGTGGTCGGAAAAAGGAAAGTAAAATGAGCTTGGTTCCTATTACAGAATTTGATATCGTGTTCATTAGTTATGATGAACCTAACGCAGACGAGAATTGGCAAGATCTGCTAGATAAATGTCCATGGGCAGTTCGTAGTCACGGAGTATATGGATCAGATGCAGCACACAAAGCCGCCGCGAAATTGTGTGAAACATCACGATTTATTACTGTTGATGCAGATAACCGTGTTGATCCAGATTTTTTTAATCTAGAGCTTGATATGAGTGCAATCGGTAAAAACGATGTTATCAGTTGGGCAGCTAAAAATCAAGTAAACGGTCTTGTTTATGGGAATGGTGGTATCAAAAGTTGGACTAAACACTTAGTAGAAAACATGAGAACACACGAAGCAGCACCTGAAAATAATCGCCAGGCACAGGTTGATTTTTGTTGGAATATCAATTATATTCAAATGAATAATATCTATTCTCAGGTGTTCAACAATGCAAGCCCGTTGCAAGCATGGAGAGCAGGATTCCGTGAAGGTGTCAAGATGACACTTGAAAACGGCGATGTTGTTGATCCATCAGAGATTAAAAATATCCATGGAAAAAATTACCAGAGACTACTAATCTGGCAGACAGTGGGTGCGGATTCAGATAATGGACTATGGGCAATGTACGGCGCTCGTTTAGGCTGTGAAATGACAAATCTACGCAGGGACGAATGGGATTGGACTAACGTTCGAGATTTTGAATGGCTTAATAAATTTTGGAATGAAACCATAGCACCAGAATTTGAAAATCCTGGAGGCGAACTTTGCGAACGCACAGGATATAAATGGGATCGAGAAGAGTTAGAACGAGCTATTACTGAAAAAGGACAAATTTTGCGAGACGAACTTGATCTGGAAATTGCTGATCTAGATGAACGTGGTAGCCGTTTCTTCAAGAGTGTGTATCGAAATCCAAGTCGCATGGGTCCAATGGTTCGCGAAACAGACGTAGTAAGTGATATTGAATAAAGGGACGTAATGTCTGAAGACTATTTTGAAAATGCAAAAAAGACCAAAGAAAAACTAAACGAAATTTCTCCAACAATGTGTATGGCCAAATGGCTACAAGTGAGTATGCACTTGCCAAACGGTCAAACACAGAGTTGCTACCATCCTCCCACGCATCAGGTGCCACTTGAGGAACTCAAAGTTACTCCTCGCGCATTGCATAACACACATGAGAAAGTTCGTCAGCGTAAGCAGATGTGGGAAGGCAAACGTCCTTCTGGTTGTCATTATTGCTGGAATATTGAAGACGCACCAGATGGACCTCACTTGAGTGACCGTCATTATCGCAGTAGTGAATGGTGGGTTGAAGATGCTTGGGATGAAGTTGTTGAAGGCTCCTGGGATGAAAACATCAACCCACGTTATGTTGAAGTTAATTTCAATCAAGCATGTAATTTTAAGTGCACATATTGTTCACCACACCTGAGCACTGAATGGGAGAAAGAAGTCAAAGAAAAAGGTCCTCTCAAATTACTGGGAAAAGGTAGGCATAACGATATCAACAGTCTCACTAAATCTGGTTTGATGCCATATGATATCCCTAACAAAGACAATCCATACGTCAAAGCTTTCTGGGAATGGTGGCCTGAATTATATCCGGACCTAAAAGTATTTCGCATGACTGGTGGAGAGCCACTCATGGACAAAAATACGTTTAAAGTTCTAGATTATGTAAACAAAAATCCCAAAGGTGATTTGGATCTTAGTATTACAAGTAACATGTGTCCGCCAAATCAGAAGTTGTTTGATAAATTTATAGAACAATTGAAATCTATTGAAGAGATTCGGGTATGGGAAGATCCAGACAGGATAAATCCGGATTCTGGAAATCATTGGTATGTTGCGCCTGCATGTAAACATTTTTCATTGTTTGTAAGTGTTGATTCTGTTGGAGAGCAAGCTGAGTATATTAGGACAGGACTTGATTATCGAGTCATGCTGGACAATGTTCGCCGAGTATTGCAAGAAACGCACGGAACAGAAATTACTTTTATTAATACTTTTAATCTGATGAGTATTCCCAATTTGCGTGGATTCTTACAGATGATTTTGGATTTGCGTGAAGAGTTCGGATATGAAAATCAGGAAGAAGTAAGAATCAAGCCTCCTGATCATGGCGGGCATGAACATCCTGAATTTGTGAGAAAACGGCGCCAACGTATCTGGTTTGATATTCCATTCTTGCAGTTTCCAGATTGGATGAGTGCACAAAATGTGCATAAAAGAAACCGTGCCTGGATTCAAGCTGGTTCAGATCAAATAAGTAATCAGGATTTAAAAAATCGCAAAGCAACATTCTGGAAATATTTCAATCAAATTAACGACAGACGCGATGTCGATTTTGTAAAAACATTTCCAGAGTTATCTGGATGGTGGAATGAGTGCAAGAAAGAATTCAATGAGCGTGTTAGATAAAAAAATATTCAGAAATAGAAAGAATAGGACAAATTAATGGCTAAGGCTGGAAAAGAAACACATCTAGAATACAAGAAGCGAATGATTGATCCAGTATCAGATAGCTTCTGTGCAGCAAAATGGTATAATGCTACGATTTGGTTAGGGCATGGACAAACAGCCAGTTGTCACCACCCTCCTGCGCATTGGATTGACGAAGAAGAGATCAAGAAAAATCCCAGCGCAATTCATAATACGCAACACAAGAAAAAAATGCGTGAAATGATGCTTAAAGGTGAACGCCCGCAAGAATGTGAGTATTGCTGGAAAGTCGAGGACATTGGACGAAACAATGTGAGTGATCGTGTTTACAAAACAGAAATTTACAAAGACCAAGATGTTCAACGTCTAGCAGAACTGCCTTGGGATGAGGATGTAGATCTAAAAACGCTTGAAATTGCATTTGACCGTGCTTGTAATTTTGCTTGCTCATACTGTAACCCTGCGTTTAGTTCAACCTGGGTTAAGGATATAAAAGAAAATGGTGCCTATAAGAATATCCAGAGTGATGGTCGTGGTCATTTTGTAGATACAGCGCCTTGGGCAGGCAGAAAAACCAAGCACGAAGAAGATAATCCGTATATCCAAGCTTTCTGGAAATGGTGGGATTCTAGTCTGAGTCAAAATTTAGAAGAGATTCGTGTTACAGGGGGAGAACCCATGATGCACAAATCAGTTTGGAAGTTGTTTGACTGGTTCAAAGATAATCCTGATAGCGAAATGCGTTTTGCTATCAATTCAAATCTTGTTCCTGAAAAAGACAAGCTATTACAGCGCCTATTAGAAGCCAGTCATAGCGTCAAGAAATTAGAAATTTACACAAGCAACGAGAGTGTTGGTGCACAAAGTGAATATATCCGTGATGGCATGGATTATGATGTATGGCTTAAAAATATTCATCGATTGATCCGAGACGGAAATATTCATAAAATTCATATGATGATGACTATCAATTCACTATGTCTAGAAAGCATCACGGAATTCATGGATGATATGCTTGAGTTGAGAAGAGAATATGGTGGACGTGCACCAAGCATGACACTTAATATTTTGCGCTTCCCGAGTTTTCAGAGTCCTGCAATTATTCCAGTTGAGCTCAAGAATGTTTTCAAGGAGAAACTAGAGAATTGGTTTGCTGAAAATCGCAGTGAGCTCTGGGATCATGAAGTTGATCATGTTCAGCGATTGATTGATTATCTTGACGTTGTCAAAACTCCACATCGCCACACGGCAGAAGAAGATCGCTTGTATAACGACTTCAAATATTTTTATGAGCAGTATGACCGCCGCCGTGGAAAAAACTTCTCAGAGACGTTTCCAACATTCTCTGACTGGTACAACAGCCTGGAATATAGTCCAGAGCTTGTCTACAGCGCGAGACGAGCAGAGAGAGCAGGAGACCCTGCAACAACCGATGTGTATGTAAATGATGACTTGAAACACGGCTGGAACACACAGGAAGACAAGCTAGGATAAGCAATGGATTTAGAACGAGCACAGCAGCATACAGTCGATGCGCTACGGCGTTCTCGGATTGAAAAAGACGGATTTGAATGGGTTGCAATACAAAATCTATTTCCTGATGATGTTTATCAGGAACTCATGGGTTGTAATTTGCAAACAGCAAGCGAGCACATACTTGAAATTTTTGATAACCCTAATTTTGTCAAGTTACTCTTTGAAAAATTCCGTGATAGTCCATTACGCAGTGACCTAATTTCTAGTATCTACACGTTTTGGCAAAGGGCTGGTGCAGGGTATAGTTTGAAACCACATTGTGATAGTTATCCTAGGGTATTCACAATGACTGTCTATCTTGCTGACGATGATAGTAGCCCTGAAGCTGGCACTGCAATTTATTCGGTTGATAAATTTACAAAGAAATACGAGACATTAGCAGTTGCGCCATTTGTGAGAAACAGTTGTAAAATTATCGCACCATATGACAATCTTACCTGGCACGGTGTCAATCTTATTAAAGAACCAGTCGACAGGAAAAGTGTTGTAACTGTTTTTAGTGACCAGGAATGGGACGAAAACCAGTTGCATTATGCAACCTGGAAACCAGGAAGGACAGTAAAATACCATGGATAAAAAATACTCATCGTCATATGATTATCTTTGTGATTATCATTACTTAAAGGATGGATATTACGAATATTTTGTAGGCGGAGAACATGTAAATCTGCAAACTGTATTTTCTGATGGATCGGGTTGGATACGTGTAGCAGAAGTTGATTGGGATAATAATAATCATTTGAATGATCAAAAAGTAAAAGATGTAAAGCTATCTGACGCTCAAATTAATCAGCTCATGACAAAAAACAATGAATATAATATAATGGCTAAAGTTGATTGCTTTAAATGGCCATTCAATGAATGGCTAGAATTTCCATTCAAAATGTATGTTCATAACAGTATCGAAAAATTTAGCAGTATAACACCTGCTATGGATATAAAAAATAGCAACCTTTTGAGTATCGATCCGAATTCAAGTCCAATACGTGTCTGGCAACAGCCTAGTGAAAATATAGGCTTTGGTATTGATGCAGGAGACACGTTTCTTGCATATGGGGATCATAACAGGAATGGATTTGTGCAAAGTTTTTCAGGCACTGGTAAAGGTGCCTTGTATGTGAGGTAGAATGACTGAAAGAAAAATACCCAAATGGCTTCCTGATGGAAGTTGTAGCCCAGACAGCGAAAATAAAACTTTCTGTATGGCGCCCTGGGCACACACATATATCAGTCCTCAAGGCGAGCGCCGTTTGTGCTGTGCGAGTAGAGAAGAACACAGTTTCCAGAAACAATATATCGATGCAAGCAATGATGAACGTTATGGAGATATAAAAGAATCCAAAACACATGCAGATGAATTCAATCCAACAAGCCTTGAAGAACATTGGAATTCGGAATACATGCGAGATATTCGCAAAAAGCTCATGGCAGGAGAACGAATTCCTCAATGTGATGTTTGTAATGAAGATATCCTCAGTATGAGCAGCTATCGTAAATGGTTTACAGGTGTGATGTTTCGTGATAAAATTCAAGAAGCTTTTGACAAAACAGATGACGATGGGCGTACAGATATGCCGGTCATTAGCTTTGATTATCGTTACAGCAACCTTTGTAACTTCAAGTGCCGTATGTGTGGAGAACAATTGAGTTCAAGCTGGGAAGCTGAAAAGAAAAAACATGATATGTGGACTCCTGAAAATCAGCCATTTATGATTCCAGAAGTTAAACATAAAATGCAAGATTTTCAGATTAATGTTGTTGAGCCAGAATTTCGTAAAGCCATCAGCGACGGTATCGTGGAAGAAATCTACTGGGTCGGCGGCGAACCTCTTATGTATGATATACATTGGTGGGCACTTGAAGAAATGGTTAATAACGGAAGTGCAAAAAACTGTTACTTGCGTTATAACAGCAATCTCAGTCGTGTTGATTTTAAAGGCCAAAATCTATATGATTATCTACCTGAATTTAAAGACTGGTTAATGTGTGCTAGTATTGATGGCACTGGTGAAATTGTCGAATTTATTCGAAAAGGAATTGTTTGGGAAGACTGGTTAGAAAATTTCAAAAGAGGATTGGAACTTCCTGGAGGTCAGGATCGTATGTTGTTCGATCTTACAATTACAGGACCAGGAATGTTTTCACTAAAAGATCTCTTTGATTTAAGCCGTGAACTCGATGTTAGGATTGAAACAAAAATCATGTTTGCATTTCATCCTGATATTGTATTCAGTCCCTTCGCGTGGCCTCGTTATATTTTAGATAAACATGTTGATCAGCTTCTAGAATACATGGAGCCACGGGCATCACAAAAACAAATGACTCTGGTCAACACGCTGCGTGAAATGAAAAATAGGCCGACATTTGAAGAGCAATGGCCAGAACGTGCAGAACAGGAATTTCGTAATGGTAAAGGATACCAGGATAAATTAGATAGAATACGCCAGGAAAAGCTACGACTGGAAGACATCTACAAACGAGATCCTGAACTTTATGAATGGTGGACACGATATGACAAAACTTAGGATTGTTTACAGTAAAAACCTACGTAACGAAAACGAAAAATATAATGAAAATGGAACCAACACATTTTATGTTCCATTAAATGAAATATATCAAGAAGATAGCGAAAATCATAAAAGTATTGTTTTTAATTTAGAAAATCATTACATTACAAAAACATTTCTTGAATCTTGGAAATCTACAAAACATTATATTTCTGAAATAAATGAACCGGTAAAAAGATTTGACTATAACGAATATGAAGCTATTGATAATCAAACCAGGCTGTTACTTCAATTAAAGATTTTTATAATTTATTAGAAAAAATAAATCAATTGGTTCATCGTATGGAAGACACTAGTAATTCTAATCCATATCTTCTTACTGTAATAAGAAACGCAGTTGATAATGAAACAATGAAAAGCATATATCAATTGGTTAATTCTGATTATAATCTTTTTGAACCCACACGTCCTGATGTTCTTTATTTAGATTTTGCTACAGTTGGAAAAGATCTTATGAATTGCCTTTATTCAAACGATGTGGAATTAGTAAAAAATAAAAAAGTAAAGCCTCAAGAATATGTAATGCCTTATATTAGGTATACTTTTAGCAAGGCAGGAAAACAAAATAATCAATACTATGAAAACTGGAAACGAGCATACATGAAAGATTTGGAATTATGGATAACGAACAACAAATTAGAAAAATATATTGACTATAAACTTCCCAAATACAATACAGGGAGAATAAAATTGGGTGAAATATCTGACAACATTGGTTTTGAACACATTATAAATATTAAAAATAACTACCCATATATCTGGGGAGTTTATATCGAGGAATGAAAATGGATTCATACCAGTGGAGTTATTTGCTTTCACCAGAAGCAAATCCAATGTTCGAAAAAATTGCAGATTTTATTCAAGAAAATGATTGTCATAGTATTGTAGATATTGGCTGTGGTGTTAGTAGGGTAAATGAACATTTAAAGGATTATGATTATAGACTTTTCGGTGTCGACAATGATGATGAATGCATAGACTATTGTGAAGAAAACTATCCCCAACATGATTTTGCAAGGCTGTGTGGGTGGGATTATAAGCATTGGTATGGCCGCGACAGTAAAGAATATGATTGTTTAATTTTAAGTGGTTTTATGTATTACTGTGGAAAGCATGGAAATCCAGAATTAGACGAATATATTGAAGGATTAATCGAAACCGTAAAGCCACGTATTGTCATTATTGCAGAACCCCATCCGTCAGACGCATACAAGAGTCCTGACTTTTCCAATTTGTTTGATAGATATGCTTATGAGGCTGTTCCTTTTATTTTGGATATAAGAATGGGTGATAGAAATGTATACTGTCTGTATACAGACAAAAAGCGCCCAGAAAGAAAAATTAAAGCACAATTCAATTCAGAAAAAGATCATCAGAAGCAGGATGATTTTGACTCAAATATCCTCAAACACGGAGTATATATAACCAATACAGAAAATATTAATAATGATGTTGATGGGAGACTTGACCCTGCTGATCCAGAAATAAAAACATATATAAGTGTTGCAGCCGGATACAAAAGCTTACTCAAAGCGGCATTGGACGGTCATACAAAACCAGATTTTAAATTTGTTTATCTTGATATTTCGTTAACAGCAATTGACTGGAAAATGGTATCTGACAGGTGGGTGTGCGAACGTGGTATACATGATGATTTCGATCAGATTTATGATATATACACTGATGGAATAAATCATCGTATACTTCCGATATACGGTTCTGGAATTCCCAAGATCAATTATATGCTCAAGAAACAGAGAGACTCTTTGGGCATCAGTGATTCTGATTGGGAGAAATTTATCAATCTGTATAGCCAAGTGCCTAAATATTATTTCAGATTGGACATTGTAAACAATGTTAAAATGTTGAAAAAATTCTTGGACAAAACAGTAGATCAGGAAGAAAAGTCCTGGTTTTGGTACAGTAATGTTTTTGACTGGCACCAGTTTAGATTCAATGAGAATCATCATGCGAACTGGAAAAATTATTTGCAACAACGTTTTCCAAACATGCAACTTGTAGGAAAGGGTCCACCTTTTACTTCATCATGAATCATACCGAAAAGCAAATTTATGACTATTTGGTTTATTTGTGTCGTGATGTTAACCAAGTAAGCATAAACCGTTTCACATTACATACCGTTGAAAGAATAACTGGAAAAATAAAAGAATACATCCAGGATGATGATTATTTTTACAAAGCTAACAGTTATAATCTTAATCTGTTGGGTAAAAACAAATACAAAGTTTTCTATGGGCTAAATGCAGAGATTTCCCAAGACAATTTTGA